AATGATGCTGGGCCACCAAGCACGCCATATCCACCAGGATCGTCATTCACCACCGTGTTGCCGGTGATAAACATCATCCCTCCGTTGGTGTTGCCCTCCTCGCCCCACGCGAAGATCGCCGGATTCTGGGTTGCCGCGCCCTGCTCGATCTGGTTGCCGCTGATCGTGGCGTTGCCGCCGTTCGGCAGATCGATGCTGTAGGACGCGCTGCTGTTGTTGTCGAAGATGCGGTTGCCGGTGATGGTGTTGGACGCGGCGCGCGACTTGACCTCATGGCCGACTACAGCATCATGGATATAAGAGTTAGTAAGATTGAAAGCAGCGATAGCTCCCACGTAAATATTATGAGTAGAACCACTGCCGTCCCCGTTGTGGGCAAACTCGGAGTGGTCGATGCTGATGCTTCCGCCGGCGTCTGCTGCACCGAGCAGCCCTTCCTGATTATCGTGGAAGTAATCGTTGCTGAGCGTCAGGTTGCCACCCTCGTAGCGGATTGCGGCGCCGTTGCGATCGGGGACAGACACGCCGGCGATGTCAAACCCACTGATCACGACGTTCGCGCCGTGTTCGGTGATCATCGCCTTGCCGTCGTCAGGCGATCGTGTCTCGCGCAGCAGCACCTGACCACCAACCGCCTGCAGCGTCACCGACTGGCTGATGTTGAGAAACTGGTCGGTGTAGGTGCCGGCAGCAACATCGATGGTGTCGCCTGGTGCGGCAGCGTTGATCGCGGCCTGGATGGATTGCCCGAGGCTGACGTTAAGAATGGTCATGGCCTCTCCCTAATTCGACTTTGAAGAACATGTCTCAACCATCTTCATCAACACCCGTTCCCGCGACTCCAACTGGCTGTCGAGGTGCCAGAAAAGCCCCCCGAGAACCACGATGTTGAGGATCGCCAGCGCCAGGAACTGAGCAGGCAGGCCGCCAATAAGCTTACTGCCCAGCCCCAGGACGCTTTTGGTTTCTTCCTCGGTCACGCACGCCGCGGCCGCACCAGGCCGAGGCCGAGCAGCCCGACGCCCAACAGCGCCATGGTTGCCGGCTCCGGTATCGCCGAGGCCGACACGTCGCCAGTGAAGCTCGCATCGAACGCGCCGATGGTAGTGCCGTCGATGTGCAGCGCCGGTCCCAGGTTGACGAACGTCAGGTTGAACGAGCTTGGCGGGATGAGTTGACTGGCAGGGATGACGTTGGAGGTGAGTGCCAGGCTCTCGGGCGGATTGCTGACCTGAACCGTCAGACCAGGCCCGCCGTTGGCACCAAACGCCGCATCGGTGAAGGTGCCGGACAGGAAGTTGCCGCCGCAACCAGCCACTGAACTCACGCAGAAGCTGCCACTGAAGTGCTGGATGATCTGGCCGGCGAACAGCACCGCGGCGTCGACCGAGGTAGCGGCGAGTTCAAAACTGGCGCCCGCGACGTTGAAGATGCCGCCACCCAACGTGACCAGCGTGCCGGCAGCGATGTTGATGTTTGTCGTGGTGCCATTGTCTGTGGCCACGACGGTGTTGCTGCCGCTCTCCTGCGCCAGCGAGGTGATCAGCGTCGCATACGCCGGCACGGTGAAGAACATGGCGCCCGCCACGATGGCAGTCGCCGCAAGCAGTGCGTGTTTCATGACGTGAAGCCCCTGGATTTGTTGTGGTGGTGGACGTGGCTGTGACACCACGCCCAGTTAGCCTTAACGGCGCGGCTGCGCTTCAGTCGGTGGCAGCGACTGGTCGGGCCTGCCCGGTGCCGGTGGTAAGCCTTGGCTCGGCCGGTTGCCGCTCGGAGGCAGACCTTGGTCAGGATGCGGCTGGCTGCCAGGTAGCCCCTGGTCGGGCTTGAGGGACGGATCTACGACGGTATAGCCGACAACCTGCAACCCGCCGCCTGCGCTCACCGCGACAATCGCAACGAGGAACTTCTGCGACGGCAGGCCATGATCCGGCCGAGGAGGCGCGCCAGGAAGGCCCTGGTCAGGACGCGGTGGCTGTCCTGGCAACGTGTTGTCGACGCCGGGCGGGGCACCGGGCAAACCCTGATCTGGATGTGGCGGATAGACCGGCCCACCACCGACAACCGGCGGCCAGATCGAGCCAGGCGGCATCGGATAGTTCGGAGGCAACTGGACAGGCGGCCAGATCGACACAGGCGGCGGCCAGATGCCAGGTGGGGGTGGCGGGAGCACGATGGGGTGTTCTGGGTGACCTGGGCTTGGCCAGATGCCCGGTGGCTGTCCTGGAAGCGAGTTGTCGGGACCGCCAGGCGTCACGATGACGCTGCCGGCAGGAACTGGGAATGCTGCCATGTCGTATATACTCCTGTATGTGTTGGTGTGTTGATGTAGATACGTCGTTACGTCATCACGCGATGACGTTCGGCCACGCGCGTGTAGCTACACCTGTTGTGGCGTGTCGTCTCGCGATGGTTCGGTGACGATGACGATCCGTTTCCAACCGACGCCGCACTTCGGGCAGTGGATCGCCCGCATCGAGGCGATGACGATGCGGAAGTGGGCGTTGGACACTAGGTCGTCCATCCATTCGTGCTGGCACGAGAGGCAGCGAAACGCGGTGTTCTGCAGGATCATACAGTTACGCTACCACAACAGCGGTGACACCTTGAACGGCGGCGCCGTGGCGCGCTCCTGACGGGCTAGCGTGATCTCGTGCTGCAGCGCCTTGCGTGCCCGCGCCATCTCAGCCTCTCGCGAGTAGCGGGACGCCGGCGTCTTGGTCAGCGCGACGCGCTTGGCGAACGGCATGTTATACCAGAGGTTGCTGGCCTGACGCGGCCCGCTGCCAACAATCCGATCGATCGTCTTGAAGTCATACCCGGCCCCACGCAGCCGGATGATCTCGCGCTTCTGGTATGGCGTCAGTGGTTTCATGTGACAGCGGCCACGATGATGGTGATGAGCGCCACCACCATGATCCCGAGCAGCACGCCGTGGCTCATCGACCCTCAGTCATAGAATTTGGTTTCCCGGATCATCGCGATTGCCACCACCGTGCAGATCACCACGGCGACCGCCACCAGCCCGACAAGGGTCCAGAACAGCATGCGCCGTCACCAGAACCGGCCACCGCCGAACAGGATCAGCAGCAGCACGACCAGCAGTATCAGCCCGATGCCACCAAACGCCTGTGGGCCGTAGTACCCGCCGCGGTAGCCATAGTACCCGCCGCCAAAGCCGAACAGCACGATGAGGATGATGATGAGCAGGAGCAGGTTCATGATATAACCACCCAAGCGGGACGGCCCGGTGCTGATAACACCGAACCGACCCTAACCATCACGCTGCTAGGAGCAAGCGACATGGCTGCAAAGACCTCTCGCACTTCATTGACCGCTGAGCAACTGCGTGCAGCGCTCATCTATGACCCGGAAACCGGCGACTTCACTTGGCGATATCGCCCGGACCAACGAAAAGAATGGAACACCAGATTTGCTGGTAAACCGGCAGGCGGGTATCGACGTCCTAACGGTCACATGCTCATCGCGGTCAATTACGTTAACTACCATGCTCATCGGCTTGCGTGGCTCTACATGACCGGCAAATGGCCCGCTGGGGAGGTCGATCACATCGACACGGACGGGGGTAACAATGTGTGGACGAACCTCAGAGACGCAACACGCCGTCAGAACGGCAGCAACACCCGCATTAGATCAACCAACACCAGTGGGTTTAAGGGTGTCTCCAAACACGGAGAGAGATGGATAGCAACCATTACAGCAAACAATCACCAGAGGTATCTTGGGATATTCGACACCAAGGAAGAGGCTTATGCGGCTTATGTCGCAGCGGCCAAGCGGCTTCATGGCGAATTTGCACGCTTCAGTTAAGGCCCGCCGCCCGGCGATGCAGGCTGCGGGATGGGCGTCCTAAGAAGTCGGTTCGTCGTGACCATCGTGTTATGGGTATCCGCCACCTCTCCGACAGCCTGAGTTCGCGTGTGCACCACCTTCGCCTCATCCACCGCTGCCTTGGCATGCTTGGCCCGGAGGTCGGCTAGGTCGTGTGCCGCTTTTATGTCTGGATGCATCTGCGGTTCCGGCGCGGCCATAGGCCCTGATGGCGCGTCAGGCGCCACCCATGACTGACCATAGGGCGGGGCGGTGAAGTCAGCGTGCACGTCGTGCAGGTTGCGCGCAGCATTCACGGTACGCTCCTTGGCTAACGCAGCATCAGCAGCCGCTTTCGCTTGTTTGCCTTGGATGTCAGCCTGCGCATGCTGCGTGGCGAGTTGGCCTGCTTGCTGTTGGACCTGTTGCTGCTGTTGTTGATGCGCTTTCATCCGTTCCAACAGCGCGTCTTTATCTTTCAATCCAGAGGCGGCGATAAGGACATCTCCAGGGATCAATCCGGGTTGGATGCTGGCGATCTGGACAAGGGCCTGGAATTGCTCCTGCTGCAGTGACGGGATATCAACTCCCTCCCCAATACTTATATCAATGTCCAGACTACTTATGTCGTTCTCTATACCTACGACCTGCTGCAGCCGCGGATCACCGGGAACGAGCTGCATCTGTTGCATGATCATAGCCCGATGTTGTGGGTCCATGTCGGCTAGACGATCCATCAATCTCACAGGCCGGTTAATTCCCACCCACTTGGTTTCGTTGAGGTCATCGGTCACTCTGACCCATTTCCCACCGGTCCAGTATTCCTTGGCTGCTTGCCAACATGACTCATAGACGCGCCGTGACCAGTAACGCAGCGAGTCCGCGAGTGGCTCATTCTGCGCTGCGCCGCCGGCCTGCTGGGCGAGGATGGCACGCCCCGACAGTTCCCGCGGGTCGGTGCCACTCATCGCCGCGTTCGGCCCCGAGAGTTGCATTTCGGCGGTGGCATGCTGCAGCAGTTGAAACTGTCCGGCGGCCAAGTCCGTGGTCTGCTGGATCTCGAACTTGAGGCCGGGCATCACCTCCACATACCCATCGGGCTTGGCAACCTCGCGCCGTGCTTTGTCGACATCCGGCACCGCGCCCTGCTCGGCCACCACCTGATGGACGTTCAACAGGTGCATTGCCTTGGAGCGACGCTTGTTGATCTCGTCCTGGAGGCTGATCAGCCCGCGCACCATGCCATAGCGCTGGTTTTCGCGATTGATGTAGCTGGATTGCAGGATCAGGCCACAGGTGCTCTTGCCCTTGCGGTCCTTGAAGCGCGAGCGCTGCGGCGTGGCGAGCAGCCCGTGCTTCGTGAACGTGGCCTGCCACCATGTGCCGCGCTCGTCCCAGTGGCATTGGACCACGCGCACACGACGCCGGTTGTTGTCGGTCCAGAACGCGGTTTCGGGCCGGTCGTTGTAGTAGAAGTCAACGCTGCTGAACGACGCCTCGATCACGTCGTCACCGTCAGGATACAGCTCCTCGAGCTGATCGCGGTCCATCCAGATGACCAGGCCCTTGTAGCGCGCATCGCTGAAGTCGAGGGAGCGCGAGTGCGGGTCGTACCAGACGCGATCCCACGGCACATGGGTTATGGTGATGTTGGCGCCGCCCTGGCCGTCGTCCTCGAGACCGAGTTCAGCCCCGCCAGCGCCCTCGACCAGCATGTTGTTGAACACCGCGCTGCGGGTTAGCGAGAACGTGTTGTCGTCGGCGATAAATCTCAAAGCCTGCGTCGCTGCGTCGGCTCTATCTTCTTCCGCTGGAGTTCTCGCGAAAGCCTTCGGATCGGTGCGGGCCTTGCGCTCCATGCCACAGAGCAACTGTAGCTTGTCGGCAATTTTGTTAATCGTAATGATCGGTTGGCCGCGTTCGTTTAGAACCTTGCGCTCTTCTCTGGTGTATTGATCGTGGTCGACGTAGTCGCGGTCACGCTGGGCCAATGCGATTTCGTCCTGCCGCGCCATTTCGCTTTCCTCGAACCAGCGCACGAGGCGGTCATGTAGCTCGTCGAGGTCGCGCGGATAGGCATCGGGATCGCTGCCTGTGAGGTCAGCAATCGCCGGCGGCGTGTCGGGGCCGCGATCGTCCGCATGGACGTGGATGTGGAGAGCTGTGTCGCTCATGGATGGCGTTGGCCTTAGGAGGTCAGTGCGCGGCGTGGGCCGCCTTCAGGCGCTGGAACTCGTCCCACTGGCGCAGGAACTGTTCCCAGGTGATGTGCGGGTTGAGGCGACGCGCCACATCCCACCACTCGAGCCGATCAAGTTCGTCAAGCCGGGTCATGCCGCGGCACGAGGCGGCCCACCGCTGCGGTCTCGCGCCCGACGGCCTCAGCCACGGCGGCCTCTTGTGCATCCCGAAACCACTGCGCCACGAATGCCAGCCGATCGGCGTCGGTGCGCACGCCATCCGCGCCGGCCTGGGCGTAGGCGGCGAGGAACGCTGCGGCCCACTTCTCCGGATCGGTGCCAGTGTGGCGGCGGAACTGGGCGCCGCTCATGCTGGTGGTGTCGGTGTCGGTCATGTCCAGGTCACCTCGAGCGATACCTGTCGTCCGCTGTCGAGCGAGGCCACGCGGATTGCGCCGCGATGATCGCCGATGCTGGCCGCGAGCAGGTCTTTCGGCACATCGAGCTTAACCGCGGAGAGCCTGGCAGTGTTCGGCATCGCGCGCTTCAGTGACTGCATTGCGGTGGCGATTGCATCGGCGTCTCTCGCGCATATGACGTGTGCGGCGTGGGTGCCCATTGTCCCCGATCCGTATTGCTGGGGCGGCAGGATCGCCAGCAGGTAGCCGAGCGCGTACTGCGCGATGCATCGCATATCGCCGACTGTCGGCTGCCGCGCTGGATTGAACCACGGCTCGACGTGTTGGGCTGGTGCTGCGGCTGGAACGTAGGGCAGCGGTTTCGGCGGAACATATGGCGGCGGCGGTAGCTTCGGCTTTGGTGGTGGTGGCGGGTCAAACAGCCCGGCCAGCTCCTCCCGCCGCATAATTGCATCGAGGCTTTTGCGTTCCCTGGCGTAGACATCGCGCTCGTATGCCTCGCGCTCAGCAATCCTCTCCCGCGCCAGAGTTTCGCGCTGCTCAATCAGGCCCCGCATATGGCGCAGAAATGCCTGCTTATCGAAGCCGGGAGGTGGCGTTGTGCGTGCGGTCGGTCTTAGCGGCTCAGCGGCGATACGTGCCTGCAGCTTGGGGATGGCGTGCGTTATGAGCTGACGAACGCGCTCCTTAGTGACGCCCTCATGCTTTCCGACCTCGTCTAGCGTCTCGTCTCGGCCGTAGTAGCGGGTCAGCACCCGGCGTTCGCGTGAGGTCAGTGCTGCCGCTGCCTGCCTGACAGCGATTCGATCGATCAGTCGGGTTTCATAGCCCCAGTCAATCAGCACACGACCTTTCGCTCGGCTAGTTGGACCGCATCGGTGAGCAACTGCACGACCCGCTTGCGACTGCCGCGGTCGTTGTAGTCTGAGATTGCCCGCATCTTGCTGCTGGTTTTCTGTGCGGTCACCGGCAAGGCTGGGTAGACGTAATCCACCGCCAGCCTAGTCGCCTCGTCACGGTCCCAGTCGGTCGCGACCAACAACCAGCCGAGCGTACAATGCGGCGCCTCCGGTCGACCGCCGATCTCGCGTGCCCCGATTGAGGTATTGGACCAACGACGGCGCACGCCATCGAGCGCGATGCGCAGCTTCACCAGGTCGGAGACCAGTCCCTCCGGTAGTCCGTCAAACGGCATGATGCCTCCTTGCTATGCCACTGATGTTGCTATGTGCGCGGGGTTGGTTCGCGTGGATTTCGGCCAGATCGACTCGTCACATCCGGCATTTCCCGTCGCCTCGACAATCCACGGATTTGTCTAGATCACTGGGGCTCGGTCATCGTGTCCGGTAACATCCGTTTGTGGACGGAGAACATCGCTCAGGCCACTCTCCAGGCGTCCACGTCGGCGCGCGAGCCACGCTGGAACGCCAGATCCCAGCTATCGGCCGGCGGTGGCTTGGGCTTCTCCGGCTGCATCTCGCGCCACGCCAGACCGAGGTAGCGGAACGCATCGGACCCATGGCTGGCCCAATCATGCCGCGGCCGATCGGTGAACGCCTTGCGCTTGTCGTCGTAATCCGCGCGATAGGCCCGCAGCGCCTCGATGCCGTCATGACACTTGGCGGCATCGAACCATGCTGAGCCGATCGACACACGCGCGGCATTGATGCCATCCATGAGGTTCTGCTGCGGCAGCACACGCGGGATGCGGTTGGTGAGGCCGTGCAGCGTCTCCCAGAGTGAACGGCCGGTGCCGAGCTGACGAGCCTGCGCATCGTGTGGCAGATACTCCGTGCCGTAGTTGTAGCCGCGCGCGCTGAGCACTGAGGCATAGTGCGGCAGGCCGTAGCCGGATGCTTCGTAGTAGTCGATGACGCGCACCTCGGCACGGGAGACCTGAAAGAACCAGATGGCGGTGCTGTCGCCGATGCCAAGATCCCACGCGGTATGGACCGGCAGCAACGGATCGTAGGGCACTGAGCCGATGCGGCCAGCGGTCTGCGCCTCGTCCAGTTCCTTGGCGAAGTAGGCACCGAGAATGGCTGCATCGAACGAACAGAGGAACTCCTGTGCGAATTGCTCCGGCGTCAGCACGCGCCGCGCGCTCTCCAGTTCCTCATCGTCGAGGATGCCGGTTTCATCGGCGCGGAGTTGGAGCGAGAACCACTCCTCGGGATGCTGCCGCGCATAGTCGTAGATCTCGAAGAACGAATTGCGCCCCTTGGGAGTACCAATGAACGTGGCCCAGCCTTTGCGGTCAGCGAGAGCCGGACGAATGACCTGCGCCCAGGCTTGCGGCGCCATATCGGCGTATTCGTCCATCACAACGCCGTCGAGATAGATGCCACGCAGTCGGTCGTGGTTATCGCTGCCATACAAACGTATACGCGCCCCGGTTGGAAATATCACCGACAGGTCGCTCTCACGCAGCTCAACGCCGGGAATGCGGTGTGTATACTCCTTGAGATACGACCAGACCACGTCCTTGGCCTGTGTATACGTCGGCGCCACGTAGCCGAAGCGTGCATCCTGCTTCTTGGATTTCAGAGTGGCATGGATAAGATCCATGATGCAGGCTACGGATTTTCCAGCACGCCGATGAGCGACGATACAGGCCCAACGCTGGCGTCGCTTGTGATAAGCGACGAACTGGCGGCGTGGCTTATAGCCGAGTGTGATGTCTTGGCTCATCGATCGTGGATACAGGTTTCATCGGGTTCGTCGTCATCAAGGTCTGGTACGCCGGTAATGACGTTGATAGTGACGGGACCACCGCCTTCGCCGGCGATCTGCATTGGCAGCACTTTGCCGATCAGGGTGAGGAACGCGCCGGGGTTCAGCTCGGCTTGGCGCTGCAGGTAATCCTGGCCGCCAGCACCGGCCAAGGCGCCTAGGATCATGGCCTTGAGGTCGGCGTTGACCTTATTGGGGACGCCTTTCGGTCGTCCCGCGCCTTCACGCCTGCCGCCTGTTCCAGCCATGGAATTTCATTGATTGTTTTTCTCACTCGTCTCTCGCTCTGAGACACACGATATCGATCGAGACGGTTCGCAATTCCCCGAACAGCAGCATGGCGACCCTGGCGGTTTGGCGCTCGACTGAGAGGACGACGGCTGGATGGCCGGCGAATGGTGTGCCCGCTACGGGGCTGCAAGGCATCCCTGGCGCCCAGGAGGCTCCTGGGGCTGCGATTGAGCGGCGAAGGGCTTCGGAGGCTTCCAGCACGCTCACGTCGCCCGCACGGGCATACTGGACGCCTTGGCCGCCGATGAGGTTGGCGCGGATGCCTGGGCAGTAGCGGATGGGGCGCCAGGGATCGGCTGGATCGTGCTGGACGAAGATGTAACCGGCGAACAGCGGGCGGAGGGTGGTGCGGATGAGCGTCGGCGTGACGCGGTCGCGGATGCGGGCGGCGTAGCGAGGGAGGAACGGGGTGTAGCCACGCTGACGGAGGTTCTGCTCGGCCCAGGCTTCGGCTTGCGGGTAGGTGGCGAGGACAGCCCAACGGGGTTGTTGCACGCGAATGCACGCCGCGTCGGCCGCGGCAGGTTGCGTAGCTACGCGCGTTGAGGCGTGAGCGTCAAGCGGCATGGTCATTGCCGGGATAGGCATCGGTGGGGAGTGGTGGGATTTCGGCGACGTAGTGGGTCAGGTCGTTGATAACTGCCCTGAGGACCATCTGGCGCTGGTGGAGCGGGCCGCGTCCGATGATCTCGCCGAGGATGCAGACGAGTTCGGTTGCGACGGCGTGGTCGGTCTCGCCCTGGCAGGCGGCTGCGAGGCGTGCTGCGAGGGCGTCGGCGCGTCGGTCGTCTGGATCACTGAGCGGCATGGTCATCCTCCACCTCGAGCAGGAGGCAGAATGCATCGCCGATGCCGCGGCGTTCTTCTGGCGGCAGGCGGCGGCAGGTCTCGAGGAGGATGCCGATCGCGATGGTGGTGGCGAGGTTGGGATCGAGCTTGGCCAAGGCGCTGCGGGTGTCGCTGCCGGCAGCAACGGCTTCGGCGATGAGTTGCTGCTTGCTCGGGGCCATCAGTCGAGACTTTCGCGGACGGTGCTGAGGACGTGATCCGTCCATTCGGCGGCGATGGGGATGCGGTCCTCCTTGCCCCAGCAGCGGATGGCGTTGCAGGCCAAAAATCCTGCCAAGGTGAGGATGTCGTGGGGGTGCTGTCCGGCGAGGTCGCGTCCGACGCTGGCCATGAGGTCGGCGAGCTGGTGGCACTGGAGGGGGTGGGGGGTCATGTCACCACGCCCCGGGCTGCTGCTCGGGCGGCCAGTTCGGCGCGGGCGGCGCGCAGTGTGGCGTCTGGCAGGTGGTAGGCCCTTGGGCGGTGTGGGCACAGGGCCTCGACCTGCTCGTCAGGCGAGAGGGTAGCGGCTCTCGGCGGGTAGGCCTTCATCCGCATCGAGCGGCGCAGGCTCTCCAACTCGGCCAGAACGACGCCCGGATCGACCGGGGGGTTGTCGTCCTCGCCCACCGGCTCGCCCCGCACCACCTCCTGCCCCACAACCAACGGTTGCGACCGCTTCGGAGGCAGCCCATCGAGCCAAGCGTTGAACTCGTCGGCGGGTGGCGCCGGCTGTGGTGAGCCCACTGCCTTTTCCGGGAAACTTAAAACCTTGCCTTCCTCGCGCACGCTTGTGCGCGTCTTAGGGTCTATCTTGGGTCTAAAAGGGTCGACTGCACCATTTGGGGGGGGTTTTGGCAAATCGTGCAGGGGTTCGGCCTCCAGTTTGCAGGGGTGGTGGGAGACATTCTGCAGGGGTACCCCTGCACCATTTGCCGGGGTAGCGGGGGCAGCCACTGCACTATTTGCACTGGTAACCGGGGCACCGTTTGCAGGGGTAACCACCCCACCATTTGCAGGGGTATCGGCCCGCAGAATGTGGTACCTGGTGACACGGCCAGGCGAAGGCTCTGCACGTATGAGTTGTCTTGCCTCCAGCCTCTTGAGCGCGGCTATGACCGTCCTTAACGCCAACCCGGTGAACCGGGCGATCAGCGGCTGCCCCGGCCAGCACACCTTCGCGCCGTTCGCCATGTCGGCCAGGTAGATCAGCACCAAGCGATCCGATGGCGGCAGGCCAAGCGCGCACCCGCGCTCCAAGGCCCACGCAAATGCCGGCGCGCTCACTGCTTCGGCTCCCACTGGACAGCGTTGGACCCATCCGCCCATATCGCCTTGGTGGCATCGGTGAACAGATGGACCCGACGGTGTAACTCCTTGGAGTTTCCACCGAAACCGGAAAACGTACGCCAGGTTCCTTCGTCACAACCGCCGAGGTCGGTGATATCCGCCACGAGCCGTGGCACCTGCCTATCCACCACCCAAACTACCGCCGCAGTCCTGAATTCCCCCTTGACGCCTGCTGACCAACCAATCTCCAGAAAATCACTCACCACAGCCGGCGCCACCCGCGTCAGCAACAGATTCTCCCCATTCGTGGCATCTAACATCTTCGCCGCCACCTCCTCGTCGAAATGTTCGATTGGCTTAACTTCGACCAACACTTCCATGGGCGAAATCAGCAGGAAGTCGGGAGACCAGATGCCTAGATCAAACGGCTCATACTCGTAGGCCCAACCGAGGCGATCGAAGAATGCCGCCCAGCGCGCCTCCAGGCGGCTGCGATACATGCGACCGCGGTAGGCAGCGATGG